AATCCTGAGGCTAACTCCGATGAGACCCTGAGTGATGACACCATCGCAGCAGATGCAGCGAATACCATCACGCTCAGCACCAACAATACCGACAAGACTACTTCGTCTGGTGCAGCAACCTTTGTGGTCGCAGCATCCGTCACCAACTCTGGCACAGCAACCTTCCAGTGGCAGAAGAGACTCACGTCCTCTGGTCGTTTCACGAATGTCTCTGGTGCAACCAACACCAACCTGGCACTCACAGGTCAGACAGCGGCAAACGATGGCAACCAGTATCGTGTTAAGGTCAACTCTAACAACGGTGCTCCTGAAGTAATCTCTGCTGTAGCAACACTAACTTTCGGTAGCTAATGTTTTTCAGCGAATTGAATGAAGGAAACTACATTCTCTTCGCTATGAAACATTATGAAAATCCTCACTGTGTTACTAGAGAGGATTTTGATGAAGACATGAAGAGGTTTAAGTATCTCAAACGTTTATTTAAACGGTACTTGAAAGGTGGGTCTATGAGAACCCACCTTGTTATTAATCACCTTATCATTCTTTTTAATGTTTTTGGCGAAGCGACTACACCACTCCTTTTCTTTAAGTTAGAAAGGGAGTATTGGTGTATTTTGAAAACTTTTTTAATGTTCTTGAATAAATATCCTATGGGTATGATGCCCGATTTAGATGTTGACATTGATATCCAAGAAGAGTTAGAGAAGCTATGAAAGAAGAAATGATGACAACTGGATTCACTGGAGCGGATGCGGCAACTGGTCCTACCGCTGGGCATGATCCTGTCATGAAGTTTCGCAAGAAACTGAAGAAGAGTAAAGAGGATAAGAAACTTGTGATGCCTGGTAATAAACTAGGTGAGTCGAGAGAGAATCCTTCTATGCCTTCTCGTTTGTTTCAATATAAAGTAAATATTCCTGAGGTTGGTGAGACTGTTGTTTATGCATCTTCTCCCGCAGAGTTGACACAAAAACTTCGTCTTCTTATCAATCCCAGATACAGAGGTGACATTAGTATCGAAAGAATTATGCCTGGTGAAGCAGGTAAGTTCTTCATGGATAAAAGAATGAAGCACCTTAGAAATAGAAAGTAATGTTTGGACTTGGTAAGCTAGCAATACTTGAATCTAAACTTGATATCTACGAGGACTTGTCCAAAGAGATGTTGGACAAGTTAGAGCGTGCTGTCTCTACTATTTCTGAGAATAGTAATAGAGTTTCGGTTATATTGGAGAGGCATGAGAATCGCTTAGATGAGGGCGATAAATCTAATCAACTCATCATCAAAATGATCGAAGAGATGAAGGATCAGGAAGAGAAGAATCATACAGTCCTTCATGACAGAATCGATAGAATCCAAAAGAAAGTAGACTCCAATCAAAGGTTTGTAATTGGTGCAGGTGCTGTGCTAGCAACGCTAGGTCTAGTGGCACAGATCGCATTTCCCATTTACAGAAACTTGACAGTGACCCCTCAAAGGAGTATGATAGGTGCTGAGGTATCTAGATTTATTGGGTGATTGATCTGATTTATGCAAACCTTGTATCTTCTCGCCTAGAGAAGTTTAAGCAGGTTAGATCTGGTGTGTACACTTTTCGCTGTCCTTATTGTGGAGACTCTGAGAAGTATCGAAACAAGACGAGAGGATACTTCTTTACAAAGAAGAGTGGACTGGTCTTCAAGTGCCACAACTGTGGTGTAGGAAGATCATTTGGAAACTTTTTGAAAGACAATGCCAACGATCTTCATGATGAGTATGTCATGGAGCGTTACAAGCAAGGGTTGACAGGAAAGGGGCGTAATGTTGCAGATCCAGAGTTTAAATTTAAGAAACCGAAATTTGTAAAAAGCCAGACAGATTTGCCAAGCATTTCTTCGCTAAATAATGATCACCCAGCAACAGGATATCTTCTTGGTCGTGGTATTCCAGAATCAAATTTTTCTGAGTTCTACTACGCCGAGAAGTTTTGCACCTGGGTTAACACCCAGAAACCAACTTTCAAAGATGTCAAGAAGGATCACCCAAGAATTATCATTCCTTTCATTGACAGAGATGGAAAGTGGTTTGGATTCCAAGGAAGGTCTTTAGAAGCAGGCAATCAACTAAGATATGTCACTATCATGCTAGATGAAGACCATCCCAAAATTTATGGACTTAATAGAATTGATGAGAAGCAAACTGTATACATCACAGAGGGACCTTTCGATTCGCTATTCATCCCCAACTGTGTGGCGATGGCTGGTGCTGATGTGGACACTTCCAATTATAACTGGGATGCTGTCTATATTTTTGATAACGAACCTCGTAACACACAAATCTGCAATCGAATCTCTCAAGCAATCGATAGAGGTAACAAAGTAGTGATCTGGAATCCAAACCTGAAAGAAAAAGATTTAAATGATATGGTCCTATCTGGACACGATGTAAAGACTCTGGTAGAATCAAACACCTACCAAGGATTAGAAGCAAAAGTAAAGTTTACCGAATGGAAACGAGTATGAGTAACGGTATTAAAGTCGTCAAACGTAATGGGGAAACAGAAAAACTGAATCTAGATAAAATTCATGTGATGGTTGAGCACGCCTGCAATGGTCTTGCTGGTGTATCTGAATCTCAGGTGGAGATGAATGCTGGTCTTCAGTTCTTTGATGGTATCAAGACCTCTGATATTCAGGAGATTCTTGTGAGATCTGCTAATGATTTGATCTCTCTTGAAGCACCCAACTATCAATATGTTGCTGCTCGTCTTCTTCTGTTTGCTCTGAGAAAGCAAGTTTATAATGGTCATCCAGATTCACGACCTACCCTTAAGTATCACGTTGTTGATTGTGTAAAAAGGGGTGTATATGACGGTGGCATTCTATCAAAGTATAGTGATGAAGAATGGTCTAAGTTAAATAGTTACATCGATCACGACCGTGACTACTTGTTTACCTATGCAGGTATGCGTCAGGTCGTAGACAAATATCTTGTGCAAGATCGTAGCACTGGGGACATCTTTGAGACTCCTCAATTCATGTATATGATGATTGCTGCGACTCTCTTCCAAGATGATGATCCTTTCTACCGTCTCGATTATGTCAAGAGATACTACAACGCAATCAGCAAGCACAAAATCAACATTCCCACACCTGTCATGGCAGGAGTGCGAACTCCGCTTCGACAGTTTGCTAGCTGTGTTCTTGTTGATGTTGATGACACCCTCGATAGTATCTTTACATCTGATATGGCAATTGGGCACTATGTTGCTCAACGTGCAGGAATCGGTATCAACGCAGGCAGAATCCGTGGCATCAACGCTAAAATCAGAGGCGGAGAAGTCGCGCACACAGGTGTTGTTCCATTCCTCAAAAAGTTTGAAAGCACTGTCCGATGCTGTACTCAGAATGGCATTCGCGGTGGATCGGCTACAGTACACTTCCCAATCTGGCACCAAGAAATCGAAGACATCATCGTCCTCAAAAACAACAAAGGGACAGAAGACAACAGAGTCAGGAAACTAGATTACAGTATTCAACTTAGCAAGATCTTCTACGAGAGATTCATTCAAAATGGTGAGATTACTCTTTTCTCTCCACATGATGTGCCTGGTCTCTATGAAGCATTTGGGACAGAAGAGTTTGATGATCTCTATACACGTTATGAATCTGACGAATCGATTCCAAAGAAAAAAGTAAAAGCACAGGAGTTGATTCTCAATCTTCTCAAGGAGAGAGCAGAGACTGGTCGTATTTACCTCATGAATATCGACCACTGCAATTCACACTCGTCCTTCAAGGATAAGGTTAACATGTCTAACCTGTGTCAAGAGATTACTCTGCCTACAGATCCTCTGCAGCATATTGATAAGGAGGGTGAGATTGCCCTGTGCATTTTGTCCGCTATCAATGTGGGTAAGATCAGCAAAGTGGATGAATTAGATGAGTTGTGTGATCTTGCAGTGCGTGGTCTGGATGCTTTGATTGATTATCAGAACTACCCTGTTAATGCAGCAGAGAGATCGACAATCAATCGCCGCTCCCTTGGCATTGGTTTCATCGGTCTGGCACATTACCTTGCTAAGAATGATGCCCGTTACGATCAACCCAAGGCATGGTCTCTTGTCCATGAGTTGACTGAGCGATTCCAATATGCGTTGTTGACAGCATCAAATCACATGGCAATGGAGAAGGGACCATGCGGTTACTTTGATCGCACTAAGTATGCAGATGGAATTCTGCCAATTGATACATACAAGAAGGAAGTAGATGAGATTGTAAAAAATGACCTATTATGCGATTGGGAGTTTCTACGGGGAAGGATCAAACAGTACGGACTCCGACACAGCACTCTGTCCGCACAGATGCCTTCGGAGAGCAGCTCCGTTGTGTCAAACGCAACCAATGGAATCGAGCCTCCTCGCGACTACTTGTCCATTAAGAAGTCGAAAAAAGGTCCTCTTAAGCAGATTGTCCCGTCTTATTCAACGCTCAAGAATAACTACACCTTACTCTGGGACATGCCTTCCAACGACGGATACATCAGAGTAACTGCTGTTATGCAGAAGTTCTTTGATCAAGCAATCAGTGGTAACTGGAGTTACAATCCAGAAAACTATGCTGATAATGAGATCCCCGTCTCTGTGATGGCACAAGATCTTCTAACCACATACAAATATGGTTGGAAGACTTCTTACTATCAAAACACATACGATGCTAAAAAAGATGCTCCTATTGAGGATGCAAGTGATGTTGACAAACTAATCCAAGACATACTACAATCGGAGGAAGCTGACTGTGACAGTTGCAAAGTCTAACGAAGTAAAAGGAATGACCGTATTTAACAAGACCAAAGTAGATACCAAGAAGCAACCTATGTTTTTTGGAGCACCGTTGAATGTGCAGCGTTATGATTCATACAAGTATCCTGTCTTCGACAAACTTACGCAACAACAACTTGGATACTTCTGGAGACCTGAAGAGGTCTCCCTCCAGAAGGATAGGTCCGACTACCAGAAACTTACAGAGCAACAAAAGCACATTTTTACCAGCAATCTTAAATACCAGATCATGCTGGATTCTGTACAAGGGCGTGGTCCTGGGATGGCTTTTATCCCTTACTGCTCACTCCCTGAGTTAGAAGCATGTATGACTGTATGGGAGTTTATGGAGATGATTCATAGTCGCTCCTATACTCACATCATCAAGAATGTGTATCCCAATCCTAGTGAAGTGTTTGACACTATCCTGGATGATGAAAACATCCTAGAGCGTGCTGCATCTGTCACTGAATCGTATGATGATTTTATTCAGCAAGCACACCAGTATGACAATGGCACCATGTGGGATCTTGCACGAGAAGGTCACTCCTCTGGTCAATGGGAACGACGTGAGTTGAAGCGTAAACTGTATCGTGCAGTTGCTAATGTGAATATTCTAGAAGGTATTCGCTTTTATGTTTCTTTCGCTTGCTCATTTGCCTTCGGTGAAAACAAACTCATGGAAGGTTCTGCAAAGATTCTTTCTCTAATTGCTCGTGATGAGAATCAGCATCTTGTCATCACCCAAAACATTCTCAACAAATGGAAAGCGGGTGATGATCCTGAGATGAAACAGATTGCATCTGAAGAGAAAGGATATGTTGTTGATATGTTTAAGCGCACTGTCAATGAAGAAAAGCGTTGGGCAGAATATCTTTTCCAAAATGGATCTATGATTGGTCTAAACGATCGTCTACTCAATAACTATGTTGAGTGGATTGCCAATCGTCGCATGAAGGCAATTGGTCTTGATCCTATCTACGATATTCCTGCTAAAAACAATCCGTTACCTTGGACGGAGCATTGGTTAAATAGTAAAGGACAACAAAACGCACCTCAAGAAACGGAGATTGAGAGTTATGTCGTTGGAGGAATCAAACAAGACATCAAAGAAGACACCTTCGCTGGATTCTCTCTGTGAAGATGCCATCTATGATGCTGCAGAAAAAGGTTGGGATGATCTTTTAGATATGGCAGACCAACCTGCTAACCCCTTTGCAGAAGACCTTTGGGAAATGGAAAAGAAAAAAGCACGTCAGCAGCAAGAGCGTAACACACGCCATAGCGTTGACAAAAGTCAGGACTTTATTCAGTCTGGTATGACTTTAATTACAGACACAGAGTCTGACAAATACCTTAAGAAGGTAAAAACTGTATCACCTCAAACTACATCTGAAGAGCAAATGTGATATAAATATAAGTGTAGCAACCGCTACAACTTATACGTTCATCTCATGCTCAGTATCTTACTGGCATTGACCTTAGCCCATCATGATGACGGCAACCCCTATGGGTGGCACATGTCTTGTGAAAGGTTCTTACAAAGACGAATAGAAATCCAAATGGATCCCAACTTAGATCAACGGTCTAAGTGGAATCTGATAGGATATCTTAAATCAAAAGTAGAAGGTCAATGTGAAGGTACATTTACATGAGACGCAAGTAAGTCGCGGAACGGAGCGTTCATCCCATGTTAGAATTTCTACTTTACTCAGGTATTGCCTGTGCAGATGCTGATGCTGTGATCCTTCGGATTCAGAAGCATGAAAATCTAAAAGAAGAGTGGAAACTCGAGCTGGTCGAGACCGTAAAGGAATCTACACCAGAATGTTGGGACGCAAACGACTGAAGGAACGGGGCGTAAATCCCTAGTATTTCAGGAGTCAATCATGAACACACTTACTATCATCAAGAAGCAGATCGAGAAGGCAGCAGCACTGCACGACGCACAGATTTCTCACACCTCTTATCGTGGTGTTGAGTATGACACCCGTTGTGTAGAGTCCAAAGAGACTCACGGCACCTTCTGCTATCGCGGTCACACCTACAATAAGTGATCGTCATGGAAGCACTACAAATCGCAGGGTTAATTACCCTCAGTTGTGTTGCGGGAATGACATTACTTTACGGTGAAATACTTCTATTACATAAGTTGTAAGAAAAAGAGGAGTTGACTCTCCTCTTTTTTTATGCTAAATTATAATGAATAGGAATATACTATGTCTTTAGATATTGAATTTATTGGGCAAGAAAAATATATTGGGAGAGTGCCAGAACCTATTCCTGCATTTAAAAAATTTCCTGAATGGTATGCTCAACTTAAGGGTAGGGGTAAGTGTCCTCTTGATTTTTTAGGTGAAGAGAAAAACTATGAAGTAAAACCTGCAACAGGTAGTATAAAAAACTGCCCTGGTATAACTGACTTTTTGAAGCACGGTTATGTTATTCCAGCATGGGATACATTTACATTCAGACAAGATCCTCGGGGAGGATTGATGGTCAATTGGATAGAAAGTGATCTTCCAATTAAATTTTCAGCACATGGTAGTAATCAATTCAACACTATGTCTGAAACGCAATCCCCTCTTTACGATGCATTTTTTAAAATTGCAGGTCCATGGTATATAAAGACTAGACCTGGAGTTTCTGTAATGCTAGCTCATCCTGTCTGGCATAGAAATAAGATATTCACATCATGCTCAGGTGTTTATCATACAGATATCAATGCATGTCAATTGCAATGGTTCTTTGAAATGAATTCCATTCCGAATTTATTAACTGAAGACTTTGACTATAAAACTCAAGTGGTATATAAAGGAGATCCAATTATGTTGGTCATTCCTTTCTACAGAGATAAGTTTAAATCAAAGGTTAGTTATGTTAGCGACTTTGAATTTGCAGCAATTGAAAATAAAACTCATGAGATGAATGTCATATCAAAGATTGCCAATAGAGGAATGTCTGACTATGTAAGATTGAGTAGGAAGTTGAAAAACTTCTTTAGATAATGTTATGATATCAACATTAAGCACCTTTCGGGGTGCTTTTTTGCTATCCTAAATACGTACAACGTATGCAGGAGAGTTATGAAACTTTTTCTGGACTGTTCCGATCCAGACCTCATTGCTCACGCTTACGAGACTGGATTGATAGATGGAGTGACCACCAATCCTAGTCTCATGAAGAAAGCGGGAGAGGATCCCAAGAGCGTTATCAAGGAGATCTCAGCGATCTTTCCTTGGCAGGCATCAGTATCTGCTGAGGTAGTCGGAGAGACTGCTGATGAGATGCTGGAGATGGCACAGGAATACCTTACGCTTGGACCTAACATCACAGTCAAGGTGCCCTGCACTAGGGAGGGTCTGAAGGCGTGTAAGGCACTTTCAGATGATGATGTCAGGGTCAATGTAACCCTGGTCTTCTCAACGGCACAGGCGATTCTAGCAGCGAAAGCGGGGGCATCCTATGTGTCTCCCTTTGTCGGTAGAGTCAATGATCAGTATTGGGATGGCATCGATCTTATCGAAGAGATTGCAGATGTCTTTGCAACACATCGTGCAGAGACTGAAGTCCTTGCCGCTTCTATTAGAGAGCCTCGTCAAGTCCAACAGTGCTTCAAGGTAGGTGCAGATATCTGCACAATTCCATATGACATTTTCCAAAGACTATATGATCACACTTTAACTGATGCTGGACTAGCAAAGTTTGATGCTGATTGGAAAGCACTGCAAGAAAAATTATGACAATGCCTAGAAATCATATTTCAAAAGAGGAATTGAAAGTGAGGATTTATAAACTAAAAACCTCACTCTTTGAAGGTGGAGAGCATCATCAGTCGGGAGACTGGCATGATGGTGCTCATGAAACTCTTAATAAAGTGCTCGATATACTTGACGAGTATCGATATTGAGAGTACAATCAACACTGTCAGGGTTGGAAAGATGAATAAAGAACATTTGAAAGTATTACTCAAAGATCTTGAGTTTACCTTAGAGGAGCTCAAGGCAGAAGTATACTCGGACACAGATTCTTACCTAGATAGTGAGAATGTGAGACGAGTACACACATACGATGACGACGGAGAAACAGACTGACTATGAAAACCCCTGGATTTTTAACGGATACCCTTTTCTATCTGAGGACATTGACGACCATTTCGGTTTTGTCTATTGCATTACAAACACACTCACTGGTAAGAGATACATCGGCAGAAAGTACTTTCACCAACTACGAAAACCTAGAGGTGGAGGTAGGCGAGTTAAAAGTGAGAGCGACTGGAAAAAATACTACGGAAGTTCTGCTGAACTTACTGAAGAACGTAAGAGGATCGGGAATCTCGCCTTTAGACGTGACATATTAAGCCTACATAAATCTAAGGGACTCACAAACTTTGAAGAGACCCGACAACTATTTCTAAACAATGTACTTACGGAGGCATTTGACGATGGCACACCAGCGTTTTACAACTCAAACATCCTGGGTAGGTACATGCGAAAAGACTATTTCCAAACTGACCACACCCCTTGACCCTTGCTGATGGGTCTGTTATAATTACAGGGTAGTCAAGAGGGATTCCAATGGACCAAGAATTCAACGACATCAACGATGTGCTTCTGGACATTTTCATTGACCAGTTGCACGCTGCTGCCGAATTGGAATTGGAATCTGACGAGACTACCGCTTGGGTCAGTAGCTCAGCGGATAGAGCAACTGCCTTCTAAGCAGTCGGCCGCAGGTTCGAATCCTGCCTGACCCGTTGCCCTTCGGGGCAAACTAGGTCCGATAGAGGTATAAGTCTATGACTACAACACAAAAATTCTCGTCTGCCATTGACATTCTTTGGGATGCCATTGAAAGACAGGTGACACTTGACATCGAGTATCCTAACCTTTATAATAAGATTGTGAAACATTATGAGGAGAAAGGTGTTGATTTTTACGGTGATGTAGATGAGGATTATGATATCCTCTTAACTAAACTTGAAACTGACCTAAACCTAAATTATGTCTAATGTGAAAGTGCTCCTAGAGCGATCTCCTTATCGTTATGTTTCGGTTGGGACACTCGAAAACGGGTGTCCTGACTACCGAATCCAGAAGCAAGACTATTATACCAAACGGTATAAAGACATGTATCTTCTAGACAATCAGATGCAACTTCTGACTGCCATGGAAGACTTTGAATACACGAAATGGTTAGACCCTGATCGTGTCCCCTGTTACGTACGTGATCGAGTAAAAGCATGACCTCCTATCAAAAAGCAATCAAAGCACTTGAAGAATGCGTCAAAGACGCCATGGAAAACAACGTTGATCCTGCTCTCCAGTGTGAGATCTGGCGTCACTATCAAGGCATGAAAGCAATCGATCGTCAATTGCCAGAGGAAACTAAGTTTTCTTTCAAACTAGACGCTCTTGATGATGCTATGGACTATATGAATATTCCTTCTGGTCCTTATGCAACAGATACTATCTCCCTTGGTGATGATGTAATTAGTTTTGGAGATTATAAAAGTCAGGAGTATCGTCCTGACTAGTCTTTGCCAATAGACTATAAACTAGATGGTTTGTCAACGTAAGGTAGAAACTTATACGTTTAGGTTTCCAATTTCCTGTCAAAAATTGGTGGCGTGCATGGGGGACTAGCGTCCCCACCCCGTCATGGAGAGACGCAAAAAATCCTGGTGGAGTCATCCCTAATATGCCCGTGACGGAGACACGTTAAAATCTGCCCTGGTCGGGATGGTATTTTTTCTATGGTATTTGCAAAGTCAATTGGTTATCGTATTCTGTCCATGTTATTTGCATGGATTGTAACTGGATCATTGAGTACTTCTATTGTGCTTAATATTGGTTATACAATAATCTATTACTTCTACGAAAAACTATGGGAAAAATATTCCTATAAAGTTTCTCACTTCTTCAAAGAGTGAGTGGTGCGGATGGGGTTACACCCGCCTGGTTTCTGGTCCAGTCAAAACCAGACTAGCACATGTGGCGGAATTGGTAGACGCGCTGGTTTTAGGTACCAGTTTCTTAAGAAGTGGAGGTTCAAGTCCTCTCATGTGTATGATAAAAGATTGTAATCGTTAACACTCTTGACAAAACTTTACAATTGCTATATAATTATGTTGTAAATCGTTACAAATCTGATGACTGTTACTACAAATGAGTTTGGGCAACAGAATATGTTTGCCAAAGAACCGCAAATGTATGTCTCTAAGACTGATGCTGAGCGTTATGGTTATGAAACTTATGCTGAGCGAGCAGAAAAATTGAATGGTCGCACGGCAATGATGGGTTTTGTAGCAGCGTTGCTTTCTTATGCATTTACTGGTAAACTATTCTTCGGTGTTATCTAAATAGAGATTTATAATTTATGGATCCGTCAGACTCTCTTAAACGACTTGAAAAGTATGCCGAAGAAAATGATATCGATACATCCGACCCTGGATACATTGAATATCGAGAAGCACTAGAAAAGCATGTCAGCAACTTATCTACTAATACCTATGGTGATTGTGAAGTGACTTTCACTTATCAAGATCGATCTATTGTTGATTGTAGTAACATGATTTTCTGTAAACCAGAAGATATTATTACTGAGCAAGCTAATAGAGTTGGTGTTAAAGTTACTCATGGTTGTGAGACAGGTGATTGTAAAAAGTGTCTAGGCATTCTAGAAAAAGGAAACGTTAAGGATGAAAAACGGCATTTGTTAACCCAAGAAGAAATTGATGCAGGTTATGTAGTTACCTGTGCAACTAAAGCACGATCTAAATACATTCAAATTAGAATAGACCAGGAATTCACACCATGAATAATTCAAATCAACTCTGGGAAGATATCCAGAAACTCGACGATTTGTATGAAGAGCTACTGTGGCATCCTGATGATGAGTTACAATTTACCCACGATGGCAAACGTGTCATCATCTTTAATAAAACACTAGAGGAGAAAAACAATGACTGAAAAAGCAGAACGTATTAACGGTTGGGCAGCAATGCTCGGTGTGGTCGCAGCAATTGGATCTTATGCAACCACAGGTCAGATTATTCCTGGCATTTGGTGACCTAAATAAAATTGAATATCGTCGTCGCATGACAACGGGGTAACTGGCACAATCCAGTTGACGCCCCGTTTTTTATGTTGTAGACTGTGGGAGTCTTATGATGAAAGTTATGACTAGTACAGTGATGGCAGCAGCAGCGACTGTCGCATTGGCACCATTCCTTATGTCGTTGCCTGAAGCACCTTCTATCTCAGAAGAAGTTACACCCATTGTTGTTGAGCATTATCAGGCGACTTGGAAGTGTCCTGATTGCTCCCCAGAAGAGCAGTATGTCCTCAAAGAACTACAAGCAAAAACCAAAATCACCGATCGTAATGCTCTTGCTACGATTATGGGAAACATCAAACAGGAGTCTAACTTCCGTGCCAACATATGCGAGGGAGGGGCTAGAGTTTCTTACAGCGATTGTCATAGCGGGGGTTATGGTCTTATTCAGTGGACCAGCCTAGGTCGCTATAATAATCTTGGTAAGTTTACTGAGCGTTATAACATGGACCCTTCTAGTCTTGAAGGACAAACTTCCTACATGATTAACGAATCTGTATTTCAACGTTACCTGCCTGAGTTTGAGGGCAATGGTAAGACAGTCAGTCAATACATGGTCCCAGCATATTACTGGTTGGGTTGGGGAATCAAAGGTAAAAGAGAAGTCTATGCATATCAATATACTAAGAAGTTAATTTACGCATGAAGAAGATAGCAATTATTGGATCTGGCACAGCTGCTTCTTTAACAGCAGCTGGTTATTATCATGAGTTTAAAAATGATTGTGAGATTGAAATCTATCATGATCCCAAAGTCAATATAGAACCTGTTGGGCAAGCAACAGTATTGACTGTGCCGAGAATTTTCTTTGATTCATTTGGTTGGACTTGGTATGACAATCCAGTAAAAGCAACAATAAAAACTGGTGCTAGTTATGAAAACTGGGGAAAGAAAAACCACAACTTCTTCCATGGATTCTCTATGGATTCGGTTGGTATGCATTTTATACCTAGTTTGCTTTCTGACTTTTTATTGAATTGTGGATTATTTAAAGTCACTGAAAAATATATTACTAATCCCGAAGAAGAGATTGATGCTGACTGGATATATGATTGCCGAGGAAGATCTGAGATAGATTATACTGAGTATCAAACACTTACTAATCCTTTAAATGCTGTTGTCCTTGGTAGATCTGAAGAGGTAGATCCCACTCTCATTTACACAAGATGTGTAGCAACACCTGATGGGTGGACTTTTGTCATTCCAAATCACGACAGCACTTCTTACGGGTATCTTTATAACAGTACAGTTACTAGCACAGAGCTCGCAGAATTTAATTTGAGAGCAATGTTTGGTGTCAGTCCAACTAAAACATTAAACTTTAAAAACTATAGAGCAAAGAGTGTTTGGTCTGGAGAAAAAACTATACTCAATGGAAATAGATATGGATTTATTGAGCCTCTAGAGGCATCATCGATGGGTATGTATCTATACATTATGAGAGCAACTGCTCACAGAACTATGTTTAATTTCAGTCCTCATCTAGTAGATCAAAAAGTTAGTGAAGAGATGACGGGAATCGAAAAATTTCTTTTATGGCACTATCAATTTGGATCAAAGTATGACTCCCCTTTCTGGGAGTATGCAAAGTCTTTACCGTTTGAGATGGATTCTGATTTTAAATGGAATGTGGACTACGCTAAGAGTCATGATTTAAAATACTTAAATGAAAATCCAGAGCACTACAGTCAGTGGAATTCATACAACATTCGCAACTGGTTGGACAACGTTGTCCCTTGAGCACAAATGCTTATCTTTCTAGGGTTGACGGAAAACCGACCCTCCTGTATAATAAATAGGTAAACAAATGTTAAGCACATTCGTCCAACACCCCGTAAACCGAGACCTCTAGGGTGTCAAAATTACGTCTCTCATACCTTGTCTAAGGGTGACAAGGAATAGTAACTCCACCATTTCCCTGATGGTCTTACTTTCATTTCAATTACAATGGCTAGTTCAACTCTTTCGCGCCAGCAAGGCGCTTCTACCTGGGAGGAATTTTGCTCCTGGGTTACGTCCACAAACAACCGTCTTTATGTTGGTTGGTTTGGTGTCCTGATGATCCCAACGCTGCTTGCAGCAACCATCTGCTTCATCACCGCTTTCGTCGCTGCTCCCCCTGTGGACATTGACGGCATTCGCGAACCTGTTGCAGGATCTCTGATGTATGGCAACAACATCATCTCTGGTGCAGTTGTCCCCTCGTCTAACGCAATCGGTCTCCACTTCTATCCCATTTGGGAAGCAGCCTCTCTCGATGAATGGCTCTACAATGGTGGTCCTTATCAGTTGGTTGTCTTCCACTTCCTTATTGGCGTCTTCTGCTATATGGGTCGTGAGTGGGAATTGTCCTACCGTCTAGGTATGCGTCCTTGGATCTGTGTTGCATACTCTGCACCTGTTGCAGCAGCATCCGCAGTCTTCCTGGTCTATCCTTTCGGTCAAGGTTCTTTCTCTGATGGTATGCCTCTGGGTATCTCTGGCACCTTCAACTACATGCTTGTCTTCCAAGCAGAGCACAACATCCTGATGCACCCCTTCCATATGCTGGGTGTCGCTGGTGTCTTCGGTGGATCTCTGTTTAGTGCAATGCACGGTAGTCTGGTTACCTCTTCTTTGGTGCGTGAAACCACTGAAACTGAGTCCCAGAACTATGGTTACAAGTTTGGTCAAGAAGAAGAAACGTATAACATCGTTGCTGCTCATGGTTACTTCGGTCGTCTGATCTTCCAGTATGCTTCCTTTAACAACAGTCGCTCTCTCCACTTTTTCCTGGCTGCGTGGCCTGTGGTTGGTATCTGGTTTACTGCTCTTGGCGTCAGCACTATGGCATTCAACCTGAATGGTTTCAACTTCAATCAGTCTATCCAAGACAACCAAGGACATGTCCTTAACACTTGGGCAGACGTGCTCAACCGTGCTGGTCTCGGCATGGAAGTGATGCACGAGCGCAATGCTCATAACTTCCCCCTCGACCTCGCTGCTGCTGAGTCCACTCCTGTGGCACTCACCGCACCCGCTGTCGGTTGATACTTCTG